CCTTGACCAGGGGCTCGTAGATCAGGCTGACGCCCACCCGGTCCACGATCACGAACTGGCCGAAGTCCCCGAAGATCGCTTCCAGCGCGCCGACGGCCACCGTGGCGTCCATCGTCGTGGACTCGTAGATCGGGGCGCCGAGCAGCGTCTCGGGCTGGCCCTTGCCGAGGTTCGTCCAGAACGACGCGCCCCCGGCGGTGTCCAGCTGCCGGAACCGGTTGATCTGGGCGACGTTGGCCACCCACGCGGTGCCCGGCGCGTTGCGGAACCGCGGCGGCAGCGCGCCCTGGACCGCGTACACGTCGCCGATCGCCACCACCAGGGTCGTGGCCGTGGTGATGACGGTGGTCGCCGCGGGGATGACGCCCTGCGGCACGCCGCCCGAGCCCGCGCCGGTCGCGAACGCGGCCTCTTCCAGCCGGTCCTTCGCGTCGGCCAGGAGGCCGGGGAGCTGCTGGCCGAAGTCGGTGTCCTCCAGTACCTCGTAGGAGCCGAACACCCACGCGGCGGCCTTGACGGGGGTCACCACGATGTTGGCGACGGTCGGCGTCGAGTCGGTGGCGATCGTGCCCTCAGTGATCCAGGACGCGTTGACACCGGCGGAGTTGACGCCGTTCCAGGTGTTGGAGGTCGTCTGCTTGACGTTGGAGATCCGCCGCCACGGGTTCGCCGAGCTGGCGTTGGTCAGGATGATCGACGGGTCCAGCACGAACGGCAGCAGGTAGCCGCCGTTGGCCAGGGTCAGCGACAGCGCGGCACGCTGTGCCTCGCCCTGCGGGTCCTCGACGTAGGCGCGGAACGCCTCCTGGTACTCCTGGCTGCCGGTCAGCAGGATGTGCCGGGAGATGTCGGGGCGGCCCTGCGCCATCCGCGTCGCGGTCTCGGCGAAGTCGTGGTCCAGGTTGCCGCGCTTGGCCTCGATCTCGATGGCGTCCAGGCCGCGGGTGCACAGCTCCGAGCGCAGCACCACCCGGCTGCGGACGGCGTCGAGATCCTCGTACGGGCTGCGGCCGCTGCGGGTGACCAGGTCCGGGTTCCCGCCGCTGTAGGGCGTGGCTGCCGTCGTCGGGGCACTCGCGGTTGGCGGGGTCGGAGGCGGTCCGGGTGATGGCCCGGATCTCCTCCATCCGCCTGATGATCGGCTTGGTCTCCTCGTCGAGCTGCTTCCAACGCTCAACCAGGGTGTCGCGCAGGTCGCCGTCGTTCTCCTCGGTGGTCTCCTCGGAGCCCTCCATCCGCTGGAGCTCGGCCTTGATGCGGGCCATCTCCTCGGACTTTTCCTTCAGCGTGGCCATGTGCCGCGCCTCCGTTCGGTCTGGTTACCAGACCAGCCCGTGCTTCTCGCGCAGCTCCTTGGAGCGCAGCGCGTACAGCGCGTGCTGGTGATACCGGGCCGAGTGCTCGGCGCCATCATCAGGCGTGAGCGGCTCACCGGCGGCGGCTTCGCCATCGGGGGAAGTGCCAGGGTCGTGCTCTTCGTCCAGCTCCTGCGAGCCTGGAGTCCACATGCGGACGCTGTTGATCTCGGCACCCTCATATGCGGGGAACAGGACGGGCCCGAATTCGCGCAGGCCCAGTTCCATGCGCCGCACGACGGACAGCCGCCCCGAGGAGTCCGGGCGGCGGCGCTGGCCGCGGCCCAGCTGAGGATCGGAAAGGATAATCCGCCCGGTAAACGACATGGCGGTCACCGCGCCGGACTTGACCAGCTCGAGCACTTCCTCGCCGAGCGGGGTTGCGACGAACCGGCTCCGCGTGAGCAGTCCCCGCGGGGTGGCCTCGATCGAGACGGGAACCGCTACCGGCATCTGGAACCGCTCCGCCGGATTGCCTTCCATGTCCCGGCCGTGATTGAACAGCACCTTCACCTGGCCGAATCCGGGCCGCGACCGCTTCACGTCATTGATGCGCTTGTTGAACGCAACGGACTCAATGACTTCGAGATACACGCCTTCGTGGTCACGGATTCCGGTCTCGGTGTTGAACACGGCGGCGAAGGCTTCCATCGTGCGGCCGTCACCGCCATCGCCGGACCGCACGATGTGCAGGTCTTCCAGCGGGTAGTCGCGCATCAGTTCCCCGCGGGCCACCAGCCGGCCATCAGCCACATCGGGTTCCTGCGTGGTGGTCGCCATCTGTGACCTTCCCTTGTGCTCCATGGCGGCGTGCGTCGCCGGGTAGATGCCGAGCGCGGCGTGGTGGGCCAGGTTGCAGTAGCCCTGCGGGTCCTTGATGAACTTGCCGAGGTGATCGACGCACCGGCCGAAGTCGCCCGGGGTGCCCCAGCGGATCTTGGCTGCGCCCTCGCCGTGCACCCAGTACTCGTGCAGCCGCTCAGTGCCGCCCGGGTTGGTGACCTGGCCGCCGATGCGGACGGCGCCGTGCTCATCCACGGGCGGTCCTCCCTGCTAGATTCGGCTCCATCTGGCCGGAGCGAAGAGGCGGTGAGTGCCGCCGTCTCATACAGGCCCGGGTACAGGCATTCGCCCGGGATGACCTCCGCTAGTCAGGGGCACCGATGCGCATCGTGTGCCCCCGGGCCGGGGGCCGGGCTTCGCGTGGCGTTAGCCCGGCCGCCCCTGGCCTACCGGGTGACGATCCGGCCGGGGTAGTCCGATGCCTCGGCCATCGCGTCGCGGATCTTCTCCTCGTCCGTGGCATCCGGCGGCGGCCCGGCGTCCTTGCCGCCAAGCGCCGCCACTGCGAGCCTGACCTGGTCCGCGGCCGTCATCACCGGCTCCGGCAGCCCCTCGCACTTGCCGAGCGCGCTGATTAGTGCCGCGAGAGAGCGGATGAGCTGCTGCACCTTCGGCAGGTCAGCGATCACTACATGAACTTCAGACTTGGCCATCGGTCCCTCCGGAGTGCTCACAGCTTCGCCGCCTTGGCGTCGAGCGCGTCGGCCTGCGCCCGCAGGGCCCCGATCCGGTGCTTCAGCGAGGCGATCCGCGCCTTCAGCGAGTGCGCCCGGTGCGTCTTGCGCCGGGCCTTGCGGTGGTGGTGCGCAGCGTGGTGCGCGACGTGCTTCCCCGCTCCCGCGGCCTTGGCCGCCGCCGCGGCTTTCACCGCCGCCGAGTGGGCCATGTGCTGCTGGTGCTCGATGACGTGCAGTTCCTTCTCCAGCTCGCGGGCCTTGGCCCGGTCCTCCGCCGCCTGGGCGTGCAGCGCGGCCTTCTGCTCCGCGACGCTGTGCCCACCGGCTGGCGCGGGGGCGGTCTTGGTATCACCAGCGGGCGCTGGTGCGGTCTTGGTGGCCCCGGATTTGGGATTGGTGCCGTTTTTCGACCCGCCGCCACCGCCTGCCGCGGCGAACTGGCCGCCCGTGGATGAACCGGCGGCGGCGTGGTTCGGGTTGAACCGGGCCATGCCGTCCATGCCGTCGTCGTCCGGCTCGCCGTCGTCGTCGGGCAGTTCCGCGCCGCACTGGGAGCAGAACAGGGCGTCCGGGCTGTTCTCAGCGCCGCACGCCGGGCATACCTGGTCCTCGCCCGGGTCCTGCTCCGAGCGACGGCCGGCCGCGAGCTGCGGGACCGGGCGGGTGCTGTTACCGCCATCGCCAGGGCTCACCGAGCCGACCGGCAGGCGGGTCTGGGTGCCCGCCGGGAGCGGCGTGGCCGTGGCACCCGGCTGGCCCTGCGGGAGCATGTGCTGCACCGGCTGGCCAGCGGGCGGGGTCGCGTTCGGATCCGGGACCAGTTTCAAGATGTCACCGGAGGTGATCGCGACGGGGATCGACTCGCGGGTGTAGCCCGCCTGGCGGCCGGTCAGCACCGCCTGCATGTTCACCAGCGCCGTCTGGCCGCGCTGCAGCGCGCCGTCCTGCAGGGCGGCGATGTCCGCGGTGTCGAACCACAGGCGGTTCCCCGCCGGGACGTTCACCAGCTGGGCCAGCGCGCCGCACGCCGAGCGCCATTGCGGGCGGGCCCACAGGTCCGCCAGCTTGTGCATCGACTCCTGGTAGCCCTTGCCCGCGCCGCGCAGCGGCTCCAGGCCCACCAGCACGCCGGGGACCATGGAGGCGGCCAGGATCCGCTCCGTGCCCGCGGCGGCCACGTTGGAGAAGTCCATCTGGGCGAGGGAGTTGCCGATCACCGTCACGTCGGCGCCCTGGTCCAGGACCAGGGTCTTGAACGCGTTGTCCACGCCGCCGTGCCGGGCCGCCATCCGCTCGCGGATCTTGTCCACGGTGGCGTCCTGCAGCTTCGCCGCGTACTTGATCAGCAGGTTGGGGCTGGCGCTGTTCTGCAGGTACTTGATCTTGTACTGGGTCAGGCCGTCGTCCCCGGCCACGTCGCGCACCACCGGGGTCAGCCACGACATGCCGCGGAAGTCCGCCACCGGATCCGGGATCGGCGCCCAGTGGCACACCTCGTCCGCCGGGTAGAACTGACCCTGGCCCTGGCCGGTGATGCCCTTGGGGGGCTCGGTCCAGTAGCCGACTTTGCGGCGGTACTGGCCGCCGCCGTCGACGGGGACCAGCTCGGAGATGATCGTGGTCCAGTCGGGGCGCAGGCGCACCAGGCGCCCCTCGCCGGGCGGTGCCCAGGTGTAGGACTGCCCGGCTATGCCCGCGTCCTGCTCCATCCGGGCCAGCAGGTCACCGGTGATGCTGTCCGGCCCCCACGGGTGCTCCAGGACCGACAGGTCCGTGTTCCCGAACAGGTGCTTGTCGTCGAGGGCCTGGAAGCACAGCCGGGCCTCGGAGAACAGCATCATGCGGATCAGGAACGCGGCGAACACGGGGCTATTGGACGCGTGGGCCTTCTGCGCCCAGGAGGTGAACTGGGGCAGGACCGCCTCACGGTCCGGGGAGCCGTAGCTCTGCGTAAAGACCGCAGCGCCGCTGGCCAGGCCCTCCCAGTAGCCCGCGTCCCGGCGGATCAGCCGGTCAAGCAGCCTCACGAGGCCGCCCGGGCGCGCTCCAGGATGCTGGCCACCGTGCCCGGCACCGCGTGCACAGCCGGGGGCGCCGGGGCGTCACGCAGCAGGGCGAACACGCCCACCGCCAGCGAGTCGAAGATGATCGCCAGGCCCAGCGCCCACAGGCCGATCAGCGCCGCGCCGCCCAGGATCCCGGCCAGGGAGATCAGCAGCAGCAGCAGCGATGAGCGCACGTCGTCTCCCTCAGCTAAATAACGAACACACCCGGCGCGGCCAGCTCCTCCCACCGCAGGAAGCCCCAGACCGCCTCGGTCGCAGCCACCAGCGGCGACTGGTCGACGGTCACCTTGCGCTCCCACGCGGCCGCGCCCGCCAGGGGCCGCTGCTGCGCAGCACGGACCGCGGCCGTCATCGGCGGCTGGTCAAGATGCGCCAGCCCGGCGCCGTTCACCAGGTCCAGGAACTCCCCGTGGGCCACGGCCACGTCGGCGGTGGCCGGCTGGGTCACCACGATCCCCGCGTCGGCCAGCGGGCGGATCAGCGTCGCGGACTGCGACCGGCCGTCCACTACCACCGCCACCGGGTCATGACCGGCGGCCAGGGCCACCAGGCGGGCCACCGCGCCGCGCGGGTGGTCGTACCAGACCAGGTCCACCAGGACCCGGGTCCCGCCGGACTCGCGGCCCGCCGCGACGATCGCGCAGTGCTGGCGGTCCTGGCTGATCTCCGCGCCGAACGCGACCTCGCTCACATCCGCGCGCCCGGCGCCGCGGCGGTGCCCCAGGCGTCCTCGGCGATGACGTCCCAGGAGCCACCCGCGCCCACTGGGTAGTCACCGACTGACAGCCGCTCCCGGGCGAACTCTTCCGGCGCCAGGGCCGACCGCTCCTTGGCGATGTACTCCGGCGTGATCCGGATCCCCAGGCCCGGGTTCGCCTGGGCCCAGCACGCCGGGTCCGCTGGGTCATAGGAGTCCGGGTCGACCGACCACTCGAAGAACGCCAGCGACGCCGCATCGCCCGCCAGCGCCCGGGCCCGCACCGCCCCCAGCTGCGACGAGGACGGCAGGCCGGCCGTCGAGGTGTACCAGATCTGCGGGTTCGGCCTGGCCGACAGCGTCGGCAGCAGCGCCGCCATCGCATCGTCGCCTAGCTCGTACGCCTCGTCCAGGATCACCAGATCCGCAGAGAACCCGCGGCCTGAGCCGCCCGAGCGGGCGATGAACCGCAATCGCTTCCCGTTCTTCAGCTCGATCGACTCAGCGCCCCGCTGGAGGTACACCTGCCGCACCCGGCGGCGGAACGACGGGTGATTCTCGATCCGCCCCTGAATCCGGCGGAACGCCTCCGACGCCGTCTTGAACTCGTGCGCGCTATGCAGGATCAGGTCAACGCCGAAGTCGTCCAGGAACAGCGCCGCCAGCTCCAGCGCCTCCAGAATCGCGCCCTTGCCGTTCTGGCGGGCCACGATCAGCGCCTTCTCGAACGCCGCCCACTGCCCGCCGTCAGTGCGGGCCAGGCCCTGGTCCAGGACCCACCGCTCCCAGTCGTCCAGCCGCAGGCCGACAGCTTCAGCCAGGTCCGCGGCCCGGTCGCCCTCCGACCACACGGACGGCGGCACCGACGCTATCCGCGGGCGCTGATCACCCAGCAGCAGCGCGCCTGGTGCGTCGAGCGTTGAGGTCATCGATCACGTCCCGTTCTGGCTGCTCTGCGGCCAGCTTCCGCAGATCGATGAGCAGCGCCCGCAACTGCCCGGCGGCGGCTGCGGCGGCGACCGCGCCGCGCGCCGTATCGATCTGGCGGGCCAGGCTCACCGCCAGCGCCGCCGAGCCGTCCTGCTGGACACTCACGCTCAGCGCCCGCAGCTCGGATCTGACCGCCTTCTCGACGCTGCCTTGCGGCCTGGGCGCGGTCATCCGATCATCGCCAGCTGCTCGCCTCCGCCGCGGTTCATCCGGCCGCAGTTGCAGGCCAGGTGCGCGGCGCGCTTATTCGCCGCGCTGTCATCGCCGCCCTGCGACAGCGGCACGATGTGATCGACGCTGGCCGAGCGCGGGTGCGGCCACCTGAACAACTTCCCGATCCGCTGGCCGCAGATCCCGCACCGCCAGCGGTCCCGCTCGATGATCTGCTCATTGGTCACGCCGTCGTAGGTCTCGGCGCGCACCCGCAGGCGCAGACGGTGCCGGTCTGCCTTCCGCGTCCCGTAATCGCCCTCGGCAACCCGCGTATATGGCGGGCGGGCGCCGTTCGCCCAGGCGGTTGTGCAGGACTTCGAGCAGAACCGCTGATCAGGCCGGGCGCCAGGCTTTGGAGCGTAGGACTTTTCGCAGAGTTGGCAGACTCGCGGATCCGCTCCGGCCGGCCGGGCACGCTGGCAGACCCGGCAGCGCCTGAGATCCGGTGGCGCTGAACTCCGGTTGACCGCGACCGTCGCCCCGCACTCCGAGCAGACCCCATGGCCTGCTCGATCCGGACTGCACAGGGTGTGATCGCCAGCCCTATGGCGTGCCAGCTCTTCCGGCGATCGCTGCGCCTCTCGCAGTGGCCCGGCCATTACCGGCGGCGACTGCGACATTGACCAGGCGAACGACCGCAAATCCTGCATCAGTCTCATATTACCGCAGGTCAAAGCCCTAGTTCAGGTCCGGACACACACACCGGGGCTGCGGATCCTTCCCC